GCGTCAGCAGTAGCTGCGGTAAACGTACCAAAGATGATTGCATCAGTTGTGCCAATGCTGTCATAAACACCTGACGTAGCCGCTGCAATGGTGGCTGGAGAAGTTTGAACCGCCGAAGTGCCGGTGTTGACCGAAGCCATGTACAAGTTGGCAGTGCCGCTGCTACCGATGGTAACGCCACAGTTTGTTGCGCCGGTCAGGGCAACATTAACTTCTAGGCCAAAGCGAACAATCTTAGCGCCAGCAGGGAGCACAAACATCTGTTGTGCTGTGGGGCTTGCCAGAATGACAGAGGCGGCGGCTGTGTAGGTCTGAGCAACAATAGTCGCGCCCATATTGCGGATCGTGCCAGCAGTCGTGCCGGTGGTGTTTTTGACCGTGCCAAGCAGCCAAGGGCCGAGATGAGTAGCGAATCCCATGATAATTCCTTACATACAAGTGAAGTGCATCAATCGGTATGTCGTCAGCCGGGACTGTTTGATGCACCGGAAAGCCCGGAATGGTTGCAATATACACTATTTTTCAGGCGTGTCTAGTACCTTGTTAGACTTTTTCAAGTTTTCTTCTTGGGTGATGACCCGCAAGTTCCACGGGACATGCAGGCCGCAGACGTAATCGGAGCGCAGGGGGATGATGTGGTCTACAACATACCGCTCCCCCGTAGTCTTGGACATGGTGATGGCAATCTGATAAAGCTGCCGGATTTCTGATTTTTGCTTCCGGGTAAGCCAAGGTGGAGTGGCTTGCCGATGTTTACGCCGCCGAACTTTATTGTCCGCCAGAACTTGATCTAAGTTGGTTTGCTTCCATGCGTTTCTATAAGCGCGTTTTTCTTCAACAGGCCGGGAAATAGCCCGCGCTATAACCACATCTTTGTTGCGGCGGTAGTACGCTTGTTTGGCGTCTATGCCTGCATTTGACTTGTTGTATTGCCGAAAGTACTCGGCGCGGGTTGTGTTGCCTTGCTCCCACTCGACTTTTAAGCACTCTACACAGGCTCCCTTTGTTTTGCGGGGGGCTACATGCCCGTGCTTGCAGGGCTCTCCCGTAAAGTAGTACTTAGCTCCCTGTGCTTTGGCTTCGCTGCGGGTCTTTGGTAAATCAGTATTGTCCATGTTAACTCCTGTGTTACGATACAGGTAATCATAGCATAAAATCGTAGGCAAAGAAAAAGGCCCCGAAGGGCCTTAAAACTAGGGGTAAACCCTTGGTTTTTAGGACGAACCGGGCGATCCGAAGATACCCAGAGGGTCAGACCAGCCGAAGCTGTAACGCTCACGGGCCTTGTAACGGACATTTCCGGTGTCAAAATCACCGTCCATTGAGTTAGTCAGCGCGGTACGCTCGAAGTGCTTCAAGCCGTTAGGTACGTCAGTGGTCAGGAACCAGCCGTTGCTGTCGGTCAAGAAGTTGTTAACGGTGTAGCCGTCAGGGATCGAACCGTTGTTCTTCAAAGCGTTGATGTCGTTATCGGTAGTACCAACACGCAGGCTGGTTTCCAACAGACGAGTAGCAACGAATTGCAGAGCAGGCGGAATAATCAGCTTGCGGGGCTTAGCTGCAATCAGCAGGCCGCGCTCGTCTGTCCAAGCGGCGATCTGAATAACTGCGTTTTCCAACGAAGTCTCATTCAGGTCAGCATTGGTAGATGGACGGTTACTGTTGGTGCTGCCGTTAACCAAGGGATGCGCAGTGCTAAACAAAGGCACGCCATCGCCGCCGTAGTACACGGAAGAGTTGGTAAAACCATTGTTCAAAACAGCAGCAGCCTTAACTTGCTTGGTGTACGCCATAGCGCGGGCCAAAGCTTTGGTATAACGAGCCGACAAGGAGTCGTACAGGTTATCTTCCACAGCCTCTTCCGTGATAGAGAAGCCCAAAGCAATCGTCTCGTGGCTGTACCGAGCGGTGAACGCTTCCTGCGCATTGTCATAAGCAATGGCAGAACCCTCGTTCTTCACTGGTGCAGCACTAAAGCCGGACAGTTTGGTTTCTTCTTCAAAGCTACGCTCCGATTTCTCGGTTTCGTAGATCTCTTTATGCTGCTCACCATAACGGGAATACTCCAAACCAAACAAAGCGTTCAATCCGGGGAGCAACTCTTTAAGCAGTTGTGCGCGTGAAATAGCCATGATTTACTCCTTACAGGCCAACTGCGTTGGTGTGGCTGTGATAGCCGGGGTTGAGTTTCACAAGGATATCTGTGAAGGCATCGCCTACAACAGAGAAACCTTGCATGTTGACAAAACCAACAACGCGGAACGCGGCGGTGGTAGTGACAGCCGAAGAGCCTGCTACAACGGATGCGGTGGAGTTGCCAGTAGAAGTACTACCGGTTGCCACTGCGCTAGTTGTGAAGAACACGTTTGCGCCCAGAGCAGCTTGCGTGACGGAGCCAGCAGACTGAACTTGGAACACAACACCGGGGTCGCTCACCACGTAGGCGTTAATCACGCCAGTAGTACCGGTGGGGTAATACTGCGCATAAATTACTTGACCTTGCGTGTTGATATACGAACAGCCAACAAACACACCAACGATACCGGTATTAGCCGTACCTGTGGGGAATCCGTTAGTCGTCGCGTCAGCGCCGGTTGCGGTTGCTACTGCCAGATAGCCGTTTGCATTTACGTAAACGGGCGAACCGTTGTAAATGCTAGAAGCCGTACCGGCGGGGTCGATGAGATATGAAGTGGTCGCACCTGCATACGGTGTACCACCCAACTCATTTACGGCTCGTAGGCCGTAGGGGGATGCTACTGCTGCCATTTAAGGACTCCTAATTACTTAGTACCATTTCCAAATCCGCCGCGTGTTACTGAAGACTTGCGGTCTGCAAATAACGGCATGCGGGGGTCATTTTGTCGCAAAAAGCTATTGTCCACCGAGTCCATCTGGTTTTGTGCTTCACCGCTGAAATAATCAGACATAGCTTCTGCCTTCTCGGTAGGAATCTTGCAAAGCATGAGTCCACCAATTTCGACATTACCTGACTTCTCATTACCAACAATCATGAGCTCCGGATGGTCTTCCGCCTTCACCGGAACATACCCATCACGCATTTTGCGTGATACGTTTGTCCGCATTACTTCTGAGTTACCGTGTATAGCAGTCGCTATCCAGCGATATGTGTATCCGGGTTCAGGAGTAGGGTCAGGCAAAGCACTCGACGGTTTATAAACATAGCGAACAGATTTATCGCGGGTAGAAATATCACGGGAATCACGCGTTGCCATTTTGGGCCTCCAACTTTGCTACTTGAACAGCATATTGCTGCGGGGTTAAACCGAACTTCTTAGCCAGCGCTGCCGCTGTCCTTGTAATTTCGACTCGTTTTACTCCAGACGAACGTGTCGATGGAGCTACCACGGATGCAGGTCGGCGACCTTCATTTTGGTTTCGCCCGAAAACTTCGGGAAATTTACCTCGTATGCGAGCATCAATTTGCTCGTAGTAATCATCCATGCGGGGATCAATCCCCGAGTTAACTAGCTTTTGGTGCAGCCCTAGTGAGTAGCTGGTAACTTCTTCAAACCCATCAGCGCCGAACCACTGGTTTTTTGCCTGCCAGCGCAGTGCTTTTTCGTCGGGCTGCACCTGTTTAGGTGCGGGTTGTTGCGTTTGTACACTATCACTGATGGTTTGTAAAGAGGGTGGGCGAAAGTTTTTCGCTGCCTCCAGACGAAACTTAGCGTCAGTCATAGCTTCCTGCGCCGCAATAATAGCATCGGTGTCAAAGGCTTCTTGCGCCTCTTTAAACTGACGACGGGCTTTTTCCATTTCCCCTTCGGCTGCGCTAAGCGACGAAACGGCTAGGTTTTTGGCCCCATTTTCCGCGTAGCCTTTAAGCTGGCGGTTTTCGTTAAGTAGGTTTTGGGTGAACCTTTCCAGTTCCTCCTTTTCCCGCAAAACGGCTTCTTTGTTCCGGCGCTCGTCGTGACGGGCGTGGGTAAGCTCCTTGATGCGTGACTTAACTTTGTCCGAATACGATTCAATTTCATCGTCCGTAGGATCGGCCACTTCCCTATCCAAAGGCTTGCGGCCTCGATCCCGCTCCGGGGTATCGTCAACAACATCTATTTCAATGTCATCGTCCTTGGACAACACATCTACTTCAATCTTGTCTTCCTGCTCATCAGGAAATTTAAATTTGTCCATATAAAGCTCCTTTACGCACGGGTTAACCCGCGTGGGTCTTGCACAACAGCATCAACTTGGTCGTCGTTGATGAGACGGAATTCTTTTCCAAAAATTTTAAAACGCGTACCAGAATAGGTACGTACCAGCACGAAGTCGCCCGGACTACACCACGCTCCTGTGGGGAACTTGGTTTTATCGGCGTACGCATCCGCACCGACTTTGAGCACAAAGAGCACCGTTGATGCGTGTTCTTCTTGGCGCAAACTTGCTGTATCTCGAACGAGATCAAGCGATGTCCCTGCAATCTTTTGATCGACTTCAGGTACGGCACACAGGATTTTCCACCCTTGTGGGGTAGGCAATTGCGTGGCTTTTTCCTCGGCGGTTGCCTCGGGTTCAGGTGCATCCATTGGTTGGATGGGTTCAGGCAGTGCAAAAGCACCGGGGGGCAGATCAATACTATTCATCTGATTTTTCAGCTTTCTTTAGCAGGTCAAGGAGATAACGCTCTGCAAGGGCTAGACCCGAGATAACCCCACAGAGTTTTTGGTACTCATCAAACGTACGACAGGCCCCACCAGCCATGTCGTCGGTATAGTTGTTCATGTCCGTGCGTATTTGTTCGCGCAATACGCGTGCGAAGTCTTGGATCATGTTGTAGTTTCTCCGGTTGTTGGTGGTGGTTTAGCCACGTTGGCTACCGTTTGAAGCGTCTCAAGTTTCTGCTTCTGCTTGTCCTTAGCCATTTGCGCACCGAGTTTTATCCCAGCATGTTCTTGGTCGAAGGTCTGCTTTTCCTGACTCTGTTTAATCTGCGCACCCATCTGCATGCCTTTAAGCTGCATGTTTGCCGCCAATTCGCTTTGCTTAAATTGGGTAGTATCTTGTTTGGCGGCTGCATCTATGGCAATACGGGTTGCATCTAGCTTCATTTTGCTTTGCATCCCGGCTTGCTCCATCTGCAAGCGCGACTGATCTAGCTGCAAACGTGCCTGCTCAAGCTGTGTTTTAAGTTGCAACTCGCCTTGTTTGATCTGCAACTCGCCTTGTTTAAGCTGCATCTCTTGCTGTTGCATCTGCACCAACGGGTCTTGGGCCTGCTGCTGAGCTTGTTGCTGGGCCTGCTGTTGTTGGTTAATTTGCAGTGACTGCTGCGCCGCTTGGGCCAGCATCTGTGACAACGCCTGCTCAATCTCAGGGGCAATCTGCTCGTCATCCTTGGGCAACGACATCCCCAGTTGTTCCTCAATTTGCGTGCGGTACAAGAACCCAGCATGCTCGGCTACGTGCGCCATGAGCGCTGCTCCTATTACTTGCGCCTTGGGGTTTTGGCCGATGGCTTGCATTATCACGGGGTCTTGCATCATTGACATGTGTACCGCAATGTGCGACTTGTGGTCTTGGTTCAAAAACGCTTTGGCTGGCTCACCCTTAAGGACGGCCATGTTCTCCCTGACTGGATCAACCGGCTTCATATCTTCGGGCAACGGTACGAGCTTATCGGCGTTCTTAATCCCCAAAATTGCCAGCATGTTGCGGTGCAACTGAGGCATGTTGTAAATGTCTGGTGCAGACTGGGCCATCTGCATGACCGCTTGGTACTGCACAACTCGCTGGCTTAGGGTGGCTGCATTGGGGTCACTGACCGGGATGACATCCACGTGGTCGTAGTCTTTTTTCTTGGCTTTTGGTGAGCCACCCTCGGGCGTGTAGTCGTACTTATCTTCCGTGTAGTCGCGGATTATTGCCGCCAAAAGGCGCAGTTCTTGCTTAAATGCATAGTGCAACCGTGCCTGAACCGCCGTCATTACCTTTAAGCTGCGCTCAAGAATTGCCAGCGTTGTGCCCACCGGGGCGTTTGCCGACATGTCCGAGACTTTCATGTCCGCCGTGGATGCAAAGTTGCGCCCCTCTTGCACTACCTTATCTAGTAACGCCGACAGAACCTGACTTGGCTCCTTGTACGGCAGGGGCATGATGTTGTCACGCAACGCTCCCGAACCAATGTCCACATCGCGCCACTCGCCGGGGGAGATGGGGGTATCGTCGCCTTTGATCCGCAGACCACGGGCTTTGAGGCCACCGGGCAAGTTTGAGAGGGTTCCTGCGTCTATCAACTGGCGCATCAGGGATGTGGCTGACTTGGCAAACCCGCCGATCAAATGGAACAGGCCGAAGCCGTAAGCACCAAAGCCGGGGATGTACTGATAGTGTACAAAGTGCTGGCGCTTTAGCTTGAGCTTGTCATCCTGCAACCAGTTGCGCCGGATAGCCAGCACCGTGTTGTCACCCTTAATCATAGTGACCACGTACGGCAGCGCAATACCGGTGTCCTCACCTTCGCCGTCTTCGTCATCATCAGATTTGTCTTCGTAGCCGTCCAAATCCAAATCTACGTGGCACTCGTACAGAACATACCGGTCATCGCTCAAATCCGTAAAGCCCGTTTCCTTGTCTTTGGCTTTTTGGATATTGGTGGACTCTTTGTTGGGGTCAGGTAACTCCACATCCAAATAGAACCCAGACTTTTGCAGTTTTAAAATCTCGTTCTTGGTCTTGCGCATCACGTGCGTGATGCGGTAGCAGGTGTCCAAGTCGGTCGCACCGTAGGGCAGCAACATGTCCTCGGCAGGTATAAATGTGGAGACAGGCCGGTCTAAGTTAGGGTCAAAGTAGACCTTTTTGAACGCCGAGCCGGTGGCCGGGAGGCTCCACAGCATACGCTCTTGCTCGGGCCGGAAGTCGCGCATGACCTCCGTCAACTCGTAGTTCATGTCCTCCTCAACCCGCGCTGCGGCCTGCGTCTTCTCGGGCGTTTCCTTACCAACAATCTTGGTACGCACCGGGCCGGAGGCCGGGAACATCTCCGTAATTGTCTCTGACTGGAAACGCACAACCGCTTCGGTAATCATGGGGTGGAACACACCGCTGGCCCCGTCCCAAGGCTCCGTGCGCTCCTCGTACTGAAGGCCCAAGAGCTTCAAACCCTCGGTGTATGCCTTCTCCCAGTCTTTGCGGCTGGAGCGGTCGTTGTCAATGTCGCCTGCCAAGTCCCCGGCTATCTTACTTAGTGCGCCGTCATCCATGTCTTGCGCAAGGTTGTCACTAAAGCCTTCGTCGCCTTCTGTGTCGTCCCCCGGCCTTATGCTCAGTTCCATACCACCCATACCGATGTTCACTTCCTCGGGGTCGATGATCTCAATCTCAAGGGGTTCTTCATCTTCTGCAAGCGCGTCAATCCCCATTGGTT